GACTTAAATGATTTTTCTTTAGAGACAGTCGATACACCTAACTTACCGGCAACACCTATGCCTGCAAATGTTCAACCAAATATAACTAATCAAGCGCAAGCAGTGGATCCAAATACTAACTTGACATCAAATGAGATGGCATTACTATCTCCTGAAGAACAAATAATTCGTGAGAGGTTAAGAAGAACATAATGGTTAAAAAATCTGCATTACAAAAAATTGAATCACACGAGAAGCTTTGCAGGATTATGCAAAAGCAAACGTTTGAGCAAATAAAAGAAATGCAAGAACGAATTAAAAGACTAGAGTATTGGATTGTTGGCGGTATGGGAGCCGTACTATTAATTTTACTTTCAGACGTTACAAAATAAATCTATGCAATTATCACGAAATTTTTCTCTTCAGGAGCTTACCAAATCAGACACAGCTATACGTAAAGGTATAGACAACGAACCTAACGCGGATCAAATAGATAAACTAAAAGCATTGTGTGAAAATATTTTACAGCCAGTGCGTGATCAATTTGGTAGAGTTAAAGTTACCAGCGGCTATCGTTCACCTGAGTTGTGCGTAGCCATAGGATCGAGTTTGACCAGCCAACACTCAAAAGCTGAGGCCGTTGATTTCGAATGTCTTGGAGTCGACAACGCTGAAGTAGCGGACTGGGTTAAAATGAATTGTGAGGTAGATCAATTGATCCTCGAGTACTACACGCCTGGCGAACCTAACTCGGGGTGGATCCATGCAAGTTACATACCTTTTAATCCTAGACACCAATATTTACGAGCATATCGTGAAGAAAAGAAAACTAAATATAAACCAATTATTGGAAAAGCTGTAGATCTAGTTTAAATCCACTCTTTTAATTCTTCACCCATAACTTGACTAGCAATATCAATTTTACTTCGTAAAGCTTCTACAATTTTTTCATCAATTGTATCTTCTGCAATAATATCAATATAGGTTACATTTTTCTTTTGGCCAATACGGTGAGCTCTATCTTCTGATTGAAGTCTTTTCTCTAAATCATAACCATTAGAATAATAAACAACAGTATTAGCTTGAGTAAGTGTAATACCATAACCACCTGTTTGAGGTGTACCTATAATAAATCTACACTTAGGATCGTTTTGAAATTTACGAATATAGTCTTGTCTATCTTCTTGAGGAGTTAGTCCATAGTAATGAACATAAGAATCTGGACCATATACTTTAGTTATCTTCTGTATAATATCACTTACACTAAATTGATAGTTAGCCCATATAATAACTTTACCTTCAGTTTCTTCAAGCACAGACATTAATTCATTGAGTCTGTTGCTTTCAACTTCTTGTATGGTTCCATCATCTGCTGTTACATAACCACATGTAATTTGATGAAGTCTCATTAGCTGTGTCAACACAGTTACTGTTGTAGTAACTTTTTTATTTAACATAGCGATTGCATGTTTTTTCATTTGTTCGTAAATTCTTTTTTGATCTGCTGTTAATGTAATGTGACGTTTAACAAAGTTTTTTGGTGGTAGGTCTAAACAATCTTCTTTTAATACTCTGTAAGAAAAATCTTTTACTTTATCTGATAGCTCTCCTAGATTTTGAAAGCCAGCAACAACTTGAATAGATCGTCCTCTAAGATGCATTGTTTTCATTTCAGCATATCTATTTCTAAACGCGTAGTATGAAGCAAAGTCCAGTAACCACGGATCAAGGAACTCACATTGTGTATACAAATCTAATGGATTCTTTGTAATAGGAGAACCAGTCATAATTCTTTTATACTTAGCGTTTACTCCCATCTTAATAATATTTTTAGTACGTCTAGCTGTAGGAGTTTTTATTGTAGTAGACTCATCAATGGCCATTAAAGTTTTGTGTGAGTTAATAAATTTACTTGCAAACTTCACACCTTTTTCTGTAGATAAAGCTTCAACATTCATAACTAAAATATGTAGTGCACTATCTATTTCAAACAAAGAATCTAATTTTTCTTGTTGTCCTTTTGTAATATTAGCTTGCCACAATACAGACACATTCTCTATATGATCTGCTAAGTGTGTAGGTAATTCTTGTTCGTACCAAGTTTTAACAACACCTTTTGGTGCAATAATTAAAGCACCATCAATCTTGCCTTTGTCATATAACATAGCAACATTATCTATTAATACTTTTGTTTTACCTGTACCCATTTCCATAAAATAGGCAAAGTTTTCTTTGTTCCACGATCTTTCCAATGCAGTTAATTGATGTGCATAGGGTTTAGTTTTAAATTTATAATTCATAATTATTTTTTTTCTTTCTAGTTGACATTCATATAAACATGTTTATATAGTTTGTCAATGTCAGAAAGAAAAGTTTATGTAATACAAGAAATACCAGGAAGCAAAGCAGGTACTCCTAAAATAAATATTATGGGTGCAGCTGCTTATTCTACCACCAATGATTTTATTTTTTTATTACCAGAGTTTTCTCAAATGATTTTTTCTCCTGGCCCATTAATTTTTAAATTAAGAAAAGGTTTAAGGAATTATAAACCAGAAGATTATTTATTATTAACAGGAGATCCTGCAATCATTGGTGTTGCATGTTCTATTGTATCTGATATTACAAACGGTAAATACAATGTATTGAAGTGGGATAAACAAGAAAGAAAATATTATCCTATTGAGATTAATCTATACGAGAAAGGAGAAATAGATGACAATTGATTTTGAAAAAGATCAACAAGATGCAATGAGTAAAACTGAAAACATTCAGTCTCTTGCAGATCAAGTTGCAATGTTGGAGGGCTTACATAAAAGAATAGAGACAAGTGAGAACAACATTAAAGATTTAAAAAAAGAATACCAACGCATATCAGGTGAGGTTATACCTACTATGATGAGCGAGATGGGTTTAGCAGAATTAAAACTTCAGGATGGATCACATCTTAAAGTTTCAACGTCGTATCGTGCTACTATTACAGAAGCAAATAAAGAAGCGGCGTTTAACTGGCTTCGGGACAATGGACTAGGTGATATTATTAAGAACGAGATCTTGGTATCATTTGGTCGTAACGAGGATAACAAGGCAGCAACTTATGCTGAACTTGCGAAGGGTCAAGGGTTTCAACCGACACAAAAGATGAAGGTTGAGCCCATGACTCTGAAAGCGCTAGTCCGTGAGCGTATTGAGGCAGGTCAAGAAATGCCAACGGAAATCTTTGGGGTATTCTCAGAGAATAAAACAACTATAAAAAGGAACAAGTAACATGAACGATGTAACAACTAAAAAAGAAGGAGCATTAGCTGCAGTAAATTTTGAAGCTGATGCACAACAAGGAGCCCAGAATATATCGCAAGAAGACCTTGCGTTACCATTCTTAAAAATTTTGGGTCAACTATCTCCAGAGGTAAACAAAAGAGATGGTAAATATGTCGAAGGCGCAGAACCTGGCAAAATAATGAACACAGTAACAAATCAATTGTATGATTCAATACAAGTTGTACCGTGTCATTACAAAAGACAATATGTTGAATGGCAAGATAGAGGTACCAGTACCGGTGCACCTGTTGCAATTCATGATGCAGATAGTGATATCGTTAGTCAAACGACTAGAGATAAATCATACAAAGATAGATTATCTAATGGTAACTATTTAGAAAATACTGCTAATCATTTTGTACTTGTAGTAGGCGATAGCCCAGAATCTGCATTGATTTCTATGAAGTCTACTCAACTTAAAGTTAGTAGAAAATGGAACTCAATGATGATGGGTTTAAAACTACAAGGTGCTAACGGTTTATTTACACCGCCAACTTATAGCCACATTTATAAACTATCTACAGTTCAAATGTCGAATGACAAAGGAACTTGGTTTGGTTGGGATGTTTCTAAAGTTGGTCCTGTCAAAGATAAATCTATCTATGATATGGCTAAAAGCTTTGCAGTCAGTGTTGGCAAAGGCGAAGTAGAAGCTAAACCTGAAACTAAAGAAGCTAAAAAAGAATTTAGTTTATAATTTCCTGCAGGATGGGCGGAGAAGCGAGAGTGGATACCGCCCACTCTTAATTAATAAAAATATTAAATGAATAAAGAACCTATAAATTATATAGATTGGTTAGAGTTGGGAAGGGTAATTATACCCTGTCTCAAGGGTACTCCTAAAGTAAAGAAGTACACCGACCCAGATTTTAAAATAGAGAAAGATATATGGAACAGGGATCACGAAACAGCAGAGATAGCATTAAGATTAGATCACGATGTCGATTTAGATATAGATAACGAATTTGTAAAAAGATTTATTAATTATTACATTAAAGATTGTGGTGCAATTTTTGGACGAGAAGGTAACCCAACAAGTCATTACCTTTGGACTAACAGAAACCAAACTCCATTTAAACAATTTAAATTACCAGATGAATTTGAAAAAGATTTTAAAAATTTTCCACATGGTTCAATGATATGTGAACTAAGAACTGAAAAGAAAAGATATACTATAGTTCCAGGTTCTTTGCATAGTAAATCAAAAACAAATGTAAGATGGGAAAAGTTTGAAGAGATAAGAGAATACCAAGGAAACTTATCTATAGATGTAGGTAAAGTTGCTTTATCTGCAGCACTTACAATTATATATCCTAGCACAGGAGCTAGAGATGATTATTGCACTGCGATTGCAGGAATCTTAGTTAAACATTCAGATTGGACGGACGATGAAATAAATGATTTTGTATCTCGGATCGCGGAACACGCAGATGATGAAGACTTAGCAAAAAGATTAAAGAAAGGAAGTTCAAGTAGAAGCACAGCTAGAAAATTTGGAATAAATAAAATTCATGAAATTACAGGTTACAGTCATAAAAACATAACAAGTTTATTTAATTGGATAGGTCTATTTAAAGATGCATCTTTACAGGTATCGAAAGATACTATTGAAAAAATAGAAGAGTATGGAGCAAACAGATATTACGTACATTTAAATGTACCAGAAAAAAATGTAGATGGAGTTGGTTTAAAAACAATTAAAAAAAAGATTTGGATTGATGGTGAATCACTTATGAACTTAAAATTGTTTTGTGACATTGCTATGAGTCAAGCAAAGGTATGGATACCTAGAATGACACCAAAAGAATTTGAAGAAATAATGATGGCTAAATTTTACAACAGAGAACAGTCAAAAGAATATGTAAAAGAAGCAGAAGAAGACTCACAGTTTAAAATGTTTTTCTTAGATTATTTAGATACGAAAGGTGTTTATACAGATAAGGAACAGTTAGCTGTTTACAAATTACCTTATTACAATCAAGAAAAGAGAACAATAGAATTTGATTTAAATAACTTTGAAAAAGAATTAATTAAAAATAGAATAAATCTAAAAAGACCTGATCTTGTTCAGAAAGTTCAAACTATTTTAAAAGGTACAAGAGATAGAGGTAAATACAAAAGTAAATCTTGTGTTGCCTGGGTAATAAAAGGAGAAGAAATAGAAGATAATAAATTAATATGGGAAGGAGAATCTGTCTATATTGGAGACAGTGCAGGTGATGAATAGTTTAAAGATTCCAAATTTTATTCCAGGTCCTCCTGGTACAGGTAAAACTCACAAATGGTTAAAAAACAAATATGCTGGTTTTTTAAAACAATACCCTTGGGATAGAATTGTAATTTTATCTCATACAAACACAGCAGCTGATGAAATTATAAAAGCCGTAAACAAATTACCAGAACTGGAGAATATACCAGACACAAATTTACAAGATCAAATATGTACAATTCACTCTTATTTTAAAGGAGAATATTTAAATATAAAAAAATATGAGCGGGAAGACCACAAAGCTTTTTGTAAAGATAATTCAGGAATGAATATTGTAAAAAAAAGTACTCCTTGGGACAAACATCCTCTTTATGAGTTTATTTCTCACGCTCATGGTAAAGGTTATGATTTAACTTCCGAAGAAGAACTTGAAAAGTATTGGGCTCTTTGTGAAAGGTCTCGTTATCAAAACTACCGTCTTCAAGGACCAGGTGGACTTTTAAAGTTAAAAGAAAAATATGATGAATACAGAAATGATCCGGAACATAAAAGAATATCTTTTGTAGATATGATAGATAATTTTAGATTTAGTGCAGCTATACCTACTGATATAGATGTTTTGATAGTAGATGAAGCTCAAGACTGTAGTAAACCTCAGATAGCTGCTCTACAAAAAGCAGCCACACATGCGAAAGAATTTATTTTTATAGGTGATGCCGATCAAACTATTCACGAATATGCAGGATCAGACCCTGAATACTTTTATCAATTAGCTAACACAGAACAAGCAAAGGCTAATGAACTTACTGAAGGTTTAAGATGTGGTCAAACGATTAACAAAATATGTAGAAATATTATTGCACCTGTGTGGGAAGCATATGGTCGATTCTCAGAAAGAACTTGGACTCCAACTGATGTTGTTGGAAAATCATATTATATACCTGGATTAAATCAAGGGTGTAAAGCAAAAGATGTTTTAATTAATAAAATTTTAAATACAGATGAAACATTTTTATTTACCTATAGAGGTAAGCCTACTCATGAACGTATAAATGAATTTCTTCAAAATAATGGAATAGATTATAAAATGGTATCGGGTAGTGCTCATGTATCTAGAGAACATTTTAGTTGTTTTAAAAATTGGAATACTTTTATGAATGATAAGGTTTCTAAACAACAGATAAAAGAATACTGGAAGTTAATGGGATCAAAAGTAAAAGTTAATGGTCAAGGTGATGTCGATAAACTTAAACCTTTAATTGATAGAGAGTATAATGTTCAGGAACTTATACATGCAGGTTATTTAAAACCAGAAGTAAAACAATTTGAAAGATTCTCTCAACTTTTAAACCATGAAACTCTTTCTAAAAATGAAAAATTAATTGCAAAGATACCTTACATTAATAAAGTTTTAACTAATGGTATGGACACAACTAAAAAACCAAGAGTACAACACGATACAATACATAAAGTGAAAGGATTAACTTTTGATAATGTAATAGTAGATTTATCAACATACCATTCAGAAGCTAAAGGCTTTGAAGCAACAAGACTAGCTTATGTTGCTTATAGTAGAGGGAGAATAGATTGTTGGACTATAGGATCTTCTGCTCCTTATTCTTTAGCAAAAATACAAAAAAATTGGAGAGAAATTTTAGAACTTTAAAAGGAGGAAACATGACAGACAAAAGTATATTTAAAGGAATGGGTTATAAATCACTAGACAAGCAGCATGGCGGGAATCACTACAAACAATTTAGCATACAACCTGCAGAGTTTATAAATGAAAATAAATTTTTATTTGCAGAAGGCAACGCTATAAAGTATATTTGTAGGCATTCTATGAAAGGAAAAGAAGAAGATATTAAGAAAGCAATACACTATTTAGAAATGATATTAGAAAGGGATTACAATGTGTAAACATCCAATTGATCTAGACTTAGAAGGTGTAGATACAGTAGCTATTGATATAGAA